GAAGACTTTTGGGAAGATGATAAGGAATACGAAGAAAAATTTTTAATGACCATACTAGAACATGATTTATCAGACGCGATAAAAGGTGCAAATGATCTCATGGCAGAGAACGGTTGTATGGATATGAATGAAAAAGCACACGAACTAATAATAGAAATGGTATTTCAGCTTGGAAAAACAGGTGTATCAAAGTTCCGTAATATGTGGAAAGCATTATCAGCACTTGATTATTCTACGGCGGCGGAGCAAATGTTAGACTCACGTTGGGCAAAACAAACACCTAACAGAGCCAATGGCATGGCAGATATTATGAGGTCGCTTGGCTAAATACGTTTGGCAGTGGTATTGGGACTACGACTACCTTGGTAATAAATACAAAGCCATATACTTTGGGCCTAGACTAGACTGGATGAAACTGTTTACAAAGCGTAAGAAGAAGAAAAAGAAATGAATATTCTCATACTTACAGGACTAGTTGCTATTATTGTTATATTGTTATTTATCGCGTTGATGATTTATGCGATTGGAGATAAATTATCTAAAAAATAACTTGATCCCATGTGGCGTTTAGGTGTATAGCTAGAAGCTTACCCCCAAAACAAACCATAAGGAGAAAATATGACGGTAGAGGAATTGAAGGA